TTTTTGTTCCAATACTCTTACTTCTTTATTTTGAACGGTGCAAGGTATAAGGTATGGATAGATGTATTCTTGATTTGTTGATGGCAACCAGTTGTCTTCAATAATATAAACATAAGGGGACATCAATAACTCTTCAATAATTATACTATCATTTTGTTCAACGTAATTACTATCTACCGTTAAAAATTCTTCAGCCTGTCCATAAAATACTGTTTCCGCACTATCATAAGATTGTCTATTCCAAATTGTGGTATTCAATGTTTTTTGTTGACTATATGTTTTTTTGTTTACACCATATTTTTTAACAGACTTCTTTGAAAATGTGTATGTGTCCCAAATTCCTGATCTTGTCATGAAAAGAAATGAGATTGGATTATTTAAACATTCTTCACCAATCATTTTATATTGAACGATTTCACTTGAACCATAAACATCATAATCATAACCTAATAAATTATTAGATAAGAATATTGCAACATCACTATCAGTTCTTACTGTTGGGTTTGGTTTGAATATACCGTATGCAATTCTTTGTTGAAGATATGAATAAGGTGCAACTGTTTGTAAATTTGCTCTTGATGTAAAGTCAATACCATTTGATTGAATTGCATCATAGTTATATTGAGTATTAGGCCCTGTCTTTTGCAGATACATAATACCATTAACAGAAGATGTATTGTTGAATAATGGATTACCTCCATACATAAATCCAACTATAATCGGGCATTTGTAATAATGTGTTCTGTATCTTGTTTGATAAACATTTGACCCAAGTATTGTCATGGGAATTGTTTCATTACCAAACGTGGACATGAATTGTCCTCTTGTAGATCCAGTTGACATTTGATAATCATAAACTTTTGTGTTCCAATAGTTGTATTGTCCGTTTAAATTATTACCTGAATAATAATATTTAGTTGACATTTGTTTGTTGTCTTGAACACCTGGCCATATCATTATTCCATATGGTTGTGTAGAGGCTGAATAAGGACTTATTGAACCTCCGGTGTATGAAGTATAGGCTGAAAAATCGGTTGGAACTATGACAGTTTGTGTGCCTCCTGATGATGTATATTGAACTCCGAATAAACATCTATATTCATTGATCTGATAAATGTTTTGAAATCCTGGATAACCACCATTAAATCCGTTTGAAAAAGATATTGTTGATGTTTTATCATTAACAATTGTGGCTTGTGATGTGTTTAATGATACTGATGTTGTATCACTATCTGCAACTCTAACAAGATAAGGATCCATTGTTTCTGTTCCTGTATTTGCAGAAAAAACACCACCTAAGTTTCTTGGGTTATTATCAACTAAATTATAAATAATTGTTTCAACATTAAAGATACAATGACCGAATTCATTAACTGGAACCAATAGTCTTGAAACTTTTCCATAGTCTTGTGTTGAACCACTATCATTTTGATATGGGTTCTTATAAATATCAACAACCAATCTAATATCAGTATAGGCTGAATAATCATTAACCCTAACATTCCATGTATGATCTGAGTGAGATGGGGTTGCCGCTAATGGCATTTGTATTATGTCTAAATTTAAACTCATTATTTTGTATCTAATTCAAGTTTTATTTTTTGTTGTAAAAATATATTTATATCCTTTGCAACATCTGTAATAAGTTCTTGTGCCTCCCCTCTTAAATAGTCCGGTAAATTATTTGGAAAGTCTTCAAACATATCTTCAATACTATCTAGTGCACTACTATAAATATTAGTTTTTCTAATACCATACTTAAATATATTTCGTCTCATTGCAAATGCAAGATTAAGTGGTGGTATATCATTTCCCCTTTTATCTTGAACACTAATACCTCTTATACTTATAAATCTCATTAATGCAGGTATTGGAACGGCTCCTGCCTTTGATGATAACTTTGGTGTTTTCTTTGTTCCTTTTCCTAATACTTCACCTGTTGCACCTAATCCCGCAGGTCTTCCTCTATTAACATAATTAAAATAATCGGCATAATATAAAATACCAAATGGAGTTTGATCTGTATCAAATTCCACCTCATATTGAATACTGTCATATAATTGACCTGATGCAATTTTAGTTGCCTTATTTTCATACCCTGCACGACCATAAGGATATTCTGTATCAATCTTTTTTTTGATTTCTCTAACTAGTAAAGACATCATTATATTAAGTTGGTCGTATGTTAATTTATATTGCATATTAAATTGTGTTTAGTGCAATACCCCATTGTGGCTGAGTTGTTATTGTTGTAATATAATTTGTTGTTATGTCTGCAGGAGTATAAGACAATTGGAATGGTAAGTTTAATACATTTGCAAAGTTTCCTAATGTTCCATACTTTTGACCTACTTGTGTTGCAGTTCCTGCCGCATTTAAATATAATCCAAGATAAAATGCAAATGATTGGTTATTAACATTAAAGTTTCCGTTTGTATATCTTACAGTTGGAGTTGCCCCTCCATTACTAACATAATATGCAATAACATAATAACCTCCACCTGTTCCACTAAATGAAAGTGTTGAAGGAAGTGTTGTTGTTTTAACTCCTGTTGATCCTGTTGAAATCATGGTAATACCTGACATGATTAAATCTCTCGGTGCAATTCCAATACCAGGAACAATTTGTAATGAATAAATTGCAGCCGACACTACATCACTTGTTGATGTTAATGTTCCTAAGTTATAAGTTATTGCAGAATAAGAGTTTATACCAGTATCATAAAATATTGAGTATAATGTTCTGTTCTGTGTTAAAGCGATATTTGCAGTTCCTACACCCGCATTAAATCCTATTCCACCATATTCAGGTTTAACAGTATTCAATGATGGTAAGTTTGGAGAAAGAATACCTGATGTTGAAATTCTTGTATTGGTATTGTTTCCTAATCCATCTTGGATCTGTTGATATGTTGATGTTATACCTGTTGTTGCAGTTTCTAAATTTAAGAGACCATAGTATGTGTCTTTAATTTGTTGGTTGGTTAAATTAGCCATATAATTTTATTTAAAATATTTTTAAGTTGTGCTCCATAAGTCTGGATTATTATCCCACTTCCTATTGTCAGTATTCCATATTTGATGTGGTGTTCCTCCACCACTTGGAGTTGGTGTTCGTGTTAATGTAGGGGTTTGACTATTAGTAGGAGTTTGAGTTGTTGTTGTAGTTGGAGTATTTGTATTAGTAGGAGTTTGAGTATTTGTAGGTGTTGCAGTTAAAGTTGTTGATGGGGTAGGTGTTTGAGTTGGTGTCTCAGTATTTGTAGGGGTAGGAGTAGGTGTTGATGTCTCGGTATTAGTTGGAGTTTGTGTTGGAGTTTCACTCGGTGTCTGAGTTGGTGTCTCGGTATTTGTAGGAGTAGGAGTAGGTGTAGAAGTGGTTGATGGGGTTGGTGTAATGAAACTTTCAAATGCCGCATCACATCTATCTAATGGAGTTCTTACATCAATACTTAATTGTGCAGACCAACCTCCACATAAGTCTGTAAACTTTTCTAGGAATGGCATACAGTTAACTGGATCTTGAAGATAATATAGTTCATTAAAATTACCTAATGATTGATCAACTGATAATCTAAACTGACTAATGATATCATCCATGATTTGTAATGTATCAGATAATACATCTACTTGGTTTGTTAAATCTCTTTCAATTATATCCATGACAATAATTGTAAACTTATATGTCATGTAATTTAATTTTTGTTCTACATTATTTGGAACAACATACATTAATGGAAATACCGGTGAATTAAAACTTGTATTTTGTTCTTTAAGTCTACTCTCAGTCCAGAAAGATATATCTGTATACGGACCAAATCCGAATGAGTTAAGTTGCTTGTGATAGTCTGCAAGAAGTCTAAAATCGTCATGAAATGTTTTATGATTTATTCCAGCCAAATGAACTATTGGTGTTCCAGTAAATTCATTATAGGCGGCAGAACAACGATCAAGTGGTGTCATTGTTTGTATTTTCAATTCTGCATTCCAACCATTTGTCATATCAACATATCGTTCTAAGAATGGAACACATGTAATTGTGTCATCAATAAAATACTTGTCGTAATAGTTTCCTTGGTTTGCATCAACTGATAATCTGTATTGTGATATAACATCTTGTAATATTTGTAATGTATCAGAAACTGTATCGACCTGATTAAAAAAACTTGCCTCTGCAATATCCATTGATAAGACATTAAAATTCCAAGTCTTATATCTTAATTCATTTATAACATTACTTGGAACAACATATAGTAATGGATAGACAGGAGAATTGAAAGTTGTATTTAATTCTTTCATTCTTTGTTCTGTCCAGAAACTTATTTGTTCTATATCCCCTAATCCAAATGAATTAATTTGTTTGTGTTTACTCGCCATTAAATTAAAGTCATCATGTAATGTCTTAAAATTAATTTGACGAGGTGTGGCAGATGGTGTTATTGATGGTGTCGGTGTATTAGTTGGAGTGGCTGATGGACTTAACCCTGGTGTTATTGAAGGGGTCGGTGTTTGTGTGGGGGTTTTGGTTTGAGTAGGTGTTTGTGTATTAGTTGGGGTATTGGTTGGTGTTTCAGTATTTGTAGGAGTTATTGATGGGGTTTGTGTATTAGTTGGGGTATTGGTATTAGTCGGGGTATTAGTAGGAGTAGTTGTATTTGTAGGAGTTATTGATGGGGTTTGTGTATTAGTCGGTGTTGGGGTAGGAGTAATTGGTGGAATAAAATACTTTTGTAAAAAGTAATTGTAGTTGTCAGACATTTCTGTGTCGGATAACTTACGATCATACATTAGGACTTCTGTCATCGCAATTCCAGGGGACTGGGATAACAACCAAAATATTGGATTTGTTGCAGTTAATAATGTTGCAACCTCAACAGTTTGACTAACCATTGATCCACTAATCCATAATTCAGTAAAGGCACTTGTTCCAACTTGATATACTCTTGTGGATGCAACAACCCATTCATTCAAATAAGGATTTGATGATGGTTCAGGACCTACTGATGTTCCTCCTGTATAAAAAGTAAAAGTTCTTACAAAGTTATATGTTCCACCTGTTGGACTATAATTGTCTATTGCAAACCACCTGTCATAAGATGTGTTCTCACCTAAATAGTTTTTAAAATAATTTCCTTGTTGGTCAGAAGTAAAGAATGTATTAAAGATTGTAGTGCCTGTGTTCTTAAACATGAACCAAGTTGTATAATCTTGGTATGATCCATAATCACCTAACTTGTTTGTAAGACCGTATGTAAATCCTGTCCCAACTGAAATTCCAACATCTGATCTATTGACACCTGAGAATTGTAATGTAGAAGGGTTTTGAAATCCTGTATAATCGTATTGTGATAAACCTCCTGTAATACCAGAAAAGAATAATGATGGGTTGGCAAGGTTTGTTGCTTTAAGAACTGCAACACCTGTTCCTCCACCAATTATAAGTGATGATTGATTTGTAAAGTCAACCTGAATAGTTAAACCTGATGTTATTAAACTCATTACTTTTGTTGTATTCTATTTAATCTTTCTTGTTCTTGTCTTTTATCAATAATATATGAAAGGTGATTAAGACACTGATAAAGGGGTAAAGCAACCACGTTGTCAATTTCCCAAACCATGTCGTTCGAGAGAGTTGATATTGCCGAATACCATCCCCAATAAGCATTAAAGTTATTCTTATCTTCATTATTGTCCACATGACCTTGCTCTGGGAATAGAGCCGGGTAAGTTCTTGAGATCCCTTTGCCAAATTCAACAAAAAAAAAATTGCTCCTTCGATATATTTAATCGGGAGAGTTTTAAATGTTTCAATACGTAATTTAATATTTGAATTTGTATAACTAACTCCATCCTCTGTATAAAGGTATGCCGCTAACTCATTTAAGTTTGCAATTCTATATCCTTCTTCTTTTCTTAAGAATGTATCTATATCAACATATTGGCCAAATGAAATATTATTAACATCAACTAAATTATATTTTGTTCCTTGGAAATCAATTTGTTTAAAGAGTTTCTTACTCTCTTTATTTATAAATGAATAAACATAATCACCAATTTCAAGTATCTGTGTTGTATCTGCACTTAATACTTCTTCTCTTGTAATACCTAATACCTCAGAAATCATTTTAATATAAAGTTCTTCTTCATCTAGTAGATCTTTAAATTTCATTACATTAGTCCACAATTCAATATTAGGTTCTTCAATTGTGTATTTAGTTTTGTTTAATTCAACTTGAATTGTTTCCATAATTATAAATATATCTTTTTAGTTAATCACCCTAATAAATAAACACACCAGTGTTTCGCATAACCTTCATGGTTAACACATAACGGATCGCATCAATACAGTGATTTGAACTATCGATGGGTTCGTCCAGGTTATTACCGTTCTTATCTGTCTTCCAAGAATATGTTTGTAGTTCATTTAATAAGTTCTTTGAATTAACATGAACATAAAACTCTGACCTCTTAATCATATCAATTCCCGAAAGTATTGTATCCTTCTTCACACTTTTTGCATTTATGCCTGCCCTTGATAACTCTGTTATTCCTGCAGGATTTGCACTATCACAAATAAAATCATCAGTTAAATTAATACCTAAGTCTTTTATTTTATAAATTAAATCAGGGGTGGTTGTATTCTTTAAGTATAATAGTTCTTCACAATAAATTGAATTACCGTTTTTATAAACTGCAATTAATGTTGTGGGGTCATTATATCCAAAGTCAATTCCGTATGATACAAGTTTTGTTCCTGGTGGTAATTCACTATAAGTTTTATGGTGGGTAAAGACTGCACGAGTGGGATTACCTCTTTGTCCCTCACCAAATACCCTCCATAAATTTCCATCCCCTGTTGTCTTTAACTTTTCAATTTCATCAATTAAAGATTGAGATAAGAATGGATTGTCTTTATATGTTGTGATTGTATAGAATACATCTGGTTGTCCTTCTAGATCATACAACCATGATTGCCATAAAGATGGGTTGAAGTCAATTGTTATTCTTCCTGAGGTTCTTAATGCCAACTGAACATATTCATCATAACTAATCTCAGTTCCTTCATTAAGAAATAAGTAATCTCTTTTCCTACCTCTTAGTTTTGTTTCATCATCACAAGAAAACCATTCAATAGTGTTTGTTCCAAGTTCATAGTATCCATCAACTGAATGCCATTTGTTTGCATCATACATATCAAACTTAATTAAGATCTCTTTTAAATCTCTTAATATACTTCCTTTTAATGAGGGTAATGTTTTTCTTACTAATGATAATACTTTATTCTCTTCTTGTAATAATTTGTATACCCAATAGATTAAGA